ATACGGTGAAGTAGAAACAACTATCAAAGATGCAGTTCAGATTGGTTTAGCAAGGTCGCTAGGTACAGATTATTTTGAAGACCCAAGAAAACGCCTTGAGATGCTTAAAGACAATAATGGGCAAATCACTACCGGTTGGAAAGACTTAGATGATAAACTTTACGGTGGCATTAATCGAGGTGAAGTAACTATCTTCGCTGGTGGTTCTGGTTCTGGTAAATCTTTGTTTATGCAGAATATGTCATTGAACTGGGCAGAAGCCGGCATGAATGTTGTCTATCTTACTTTAGAATTATCAGAAGAACTATCAGCAATGCGTATCGATGCGATGGCAACTGATAAGAGTACTAGGCGCATCTTTAAAGAACTGGATGATGTTGAGTTGAAAGTTAAGACTATTGGTAAGAAATCTGGTATGCTTAGAATTAAGTATATGTCTTCTGGTGGAACAATGAATGATGTTCGGGCTTATCTAAAAGAACTTCAAATTGTAACAGGTAAAACAGTTGATTGTATTTGTATAGACTACTTAGACTTGTTAATGCCTGCAACTAAGAAAGTTAATCCAGGTGATTTGTTTATCAAAGACAAATATGTCACAGAAGAAATTCGTAACTTTGCAATGGAATCTCAAACAGTTGTAGTCACTGCATCACAGTTAAATCGTTCAGCAGTAGAAGAAATTGAGTTTGACCACTCTCATATTGCTGGTGGTATCTCTAAAATTCAAACTGCTGATAATGTGATTGGTATCTTTACGAGTAATGCGATGAGAGAACGTGGACAATATCAACTTCAGTTATTGAAGACCAGAAGTTCGAGTGGTGTTGGTTCTAAAATAAATCTAGTCTTTGACAGAGATAGTCTTAGAATTAGCGATTCAGATTTAGAAGATGATGATTTAGCAGTCGGTACACAAGATGCGTCAAAAGTGACAGATATATTAAAGAGAAAAACTACAATATCTACTAATGATGATGATTCTGCTATTCCACCAGAGAAAAATCAATCAGCGATAAGCCTTCGTGCAATGGTTAAGTCTAAAAAGGCTACTCCATTTGATGATAATTGATAAATACTGGTAGGAGAATTATTTTATGACTAAGAAACCACGTAGAAGTCTATTTGAAGAATTAAATTCAATGGCGATTTCCAAAAATGAACCTGAGAGATTTGTTGAGCAAAAAGGCGAACATATCATTTCTGGTGCAATAAATCTGATTGAATTCATTAACCGTGAATTTGATGAGGCTATTGCTGTGGACTTAACCAAGCGACTTGTTAATAGTATTCGTACGGGCGACATGAGAAAATTCAAAAGAGGAATAACTCATGCGAAACGAAAAGATGAATCTTAATCAACAACTAGAAGAATTAAAAGTCTTAGCAGGTATCTATAAACCATATCAAATGGAAGATACCACACAAGAGAATATTTCCTATACAGGTACGGAGAAATCCAAATATCAGAAGAAACATAAAATAGAACCAGGCACAAAAGAATGGTTTAAACTATGGTTTGCTCGTCCTAAATTGACAGGTGAAAATCCATACGGCAAGGAATAATATGAAGATTAGAGATATATTAGATGCAGGCTTAGAAAGAAGATTTAGAGGTCCAAGAAAGCCTCGTAATAAGCAAGTTGGTTTTCATCAGAAGATGAAGAAACTTCTGGATAAAGCCCTTAAAGAAGAGGGTGCAAGAATTCAACATATAGAAGACTTGATTATCTGGGATGGTTCAGTCGGTGGTCAAAAAGCAATTGCAAAACTACATCAAGTAGAAACTTCTCCAAAATCTCTCAGCATTAAATGGGATGGCTCACCAGCAGTTATCTTTGGTCGTAATGAGAATGGTGAATTCATTCTAACAGATAAGAGTGGCTTTAGTGCAGTCAAATATAACGGCAGAGTAACGAGTGCAGATGCGTTAGGCGATATGTTCAATAATCGTAAAGTAAAAGATGCTACTCCTGAAAAACTAGCAAACAAAGCCAATTTTGTTCAGAACATGAAGACTGCATGGGATAAAGTAGAAAGTGTTATACCTAAAGATTTCAGAGGATACTTACACGGTGACTTGTTATGGTTCTCAACTCCACAATCAAAAGACGGCAGACTTATATTTAAACCAAATGTAACTACATACTCGGTAGATGCTAAGAGTGATATTGGTCAAAAGATAATTAATTATGATATCGGTATTGTAGTGCATGTAGTGATGGACTTAGAAGGCAACAAAAGCAACGTAGATATGGGTAAACTTCAAGCAGGCAAAACATGGATTATGCCTCCAGTGTATGTTACTAAATCTCCAGGTGTTGACTTGCCAGAAGTAGACAGATTAGAAAGTTATTTAAAATCAAATGCAAATGCAATTGATAAGTTACTAGCAGTTCCAGCCGAATTAAAAATGGCAGACTTTGGTAATATTCTTTACACTTATATTAATAATAGTGTGAAAGCAGGCAACCTAGATAAACTAGGAAAGAATTTCAGTGAATGGGTAGGCACATCAAAACTAAGTGGACCTAAGAAAGAACGAGTAGTTCAGTGGGTAGAACAAAACAGTGATGGCTTTGAAGCAATCTTCCAATTCATTAATGGTGTTATGAACACAAAGAATAAAATTATTAAAACATTAGATTCTCAACCAGCAGATATCGAAGCCAGCACTGATGGCGAGAAAGGTGGAGAAGGCTATGTAATAGACAAAGATGTGAAACTTGTAAATAGAGCAGGGTTCACAGCGGCAAACATGAGGCAAGAGAGATAATTTTTTAACTACTAATAATAAGACCATGGGAAAAAGAGCAGTACCACACGTAAAAACACCAAAAAGAGGACAGAGAGCAACTAAGAAGAATCTGTCACACTCAACATTCGTATCAAAAAGGCACCCTAACAGCAAACGTGTCACAAGTGGTGCAGTCACATAAGATAAATACATGTGATATGTAAGAAAAGGAAGAAGTGATGTACAGCAAAGAGTGTAAATTGCATTTAGACGAAGCAAAGATGACACGATGGCAACATTTCAGACATGCACTTAGTATTGCTTGGAATTTAAAAAAGGCGGCAGGTGCAGTATTCATTCATGCATTTGCGCCAAGATATTTCAAATCATACGCAAGTGAAACATGTGACAGGATTGCGAAAGAGAACAAAAAATGAGTAAATTAAAACTTGTAAATACTTTATCAGAAAGTAGATTATTCAGAACAAAGAAAATGACCAGCGATGTCAATATAAATGATGCCGCTGATATAGTTTTCGTTCATTTTCTTATATTAAATATTTTTAATAAAGATTATGACTTCGCTCCGTTGGCAGGTGATATCGCTTCTCGTACTATGTCTTATCGAAACTTTGATTATTTTAGAACTAACGGCACAGATATGTACATGGCTCTCAATCGATTGATGGGCAAAGATGGTGATAAAGATGCTGATGAAAGAGATGAGATAGCAAAAAGCAGACTTATGTTACAAAAGCCAGATATTCTAAGATTCCTTACTCATTATTCTAATAACAGAAGTGATACATCGTTTGAGCAAAGATATCTATTGAGATATCAAAGAAATTTAAATGTCCAAGACGGTATGTTAAAGTCTGTTCGCAGACTTGTAGGCGACTGGGATAATCTAAGTCAAAATCAAAGAGCATTAGTTGTTACACGATTAGTTCAGTGGATGCGTAGAAAAGCAAGATTGGCAGAAATAATGCCAGCACTTCTAAAACTACAGAAACGTGGTAACTATATTGTTGATGATAGTGAAGATAAAAAGAAAAAGTTATGGGATAAACCAGCGGTAAAAGCAGCCGTAGGAGTTGGTGCAGTTATTGGTGGTATTGCTGGTGCTAAAGCATTAGGCAGAAGATTAGGTAAATCAACATATAGCGACAATCCTTACGGGATTGGTAGACATAACAGAAGTAAATAATTTAATTAAATTAATTAATTGAAATAGGAGACATAATGTCTCCTTTTTGGTTTTACTTGAAGATAAATTACCGGCTACAAATGATAAATACAATTGTATAATTAATTTAGGGAGATGCTACGATGTCTGAAAAGGAACCAAAATTAGCACATTTAGAAGCAGAGAGTTTAGAGACTCACGTAGCAGTATGTTACGAGAGATATCATCATTTCAATAAGTCCTTAAAAGACATTAATGAGAAGATTGATAAAAACGAAATGGTAATGGAAAAAGGTTTTGCAGAGACGAAGAAAATTTTGATATGGACAGCATCAACTTTATTTTCGACAATGTTAATTGCCTTATTCGCACAGATGTTTAACTTTTTAGGCTAATAAGATGTT